GCCGTTTAATGCTTTAAAAGCTCCAGGAACAAAACCGGCGGAGTTTAAAGAATGGGGAATTAGTGGTGTATGGGAATTTTCGGATGGAACTGACGATACAATAGTTTTTAATATCCAAACTCCTTATGATATGGATATAAATGTTGCTCCTTCATTATTAATAGGATGGAGTACAAATACAGCAGTAACAACTGAAACAGCAGTCTGGCAATTGGAATATTTATGGACTTCAGAAGGAGAAGACACAACCGCAGCGGCACAGGAAACTTTAACTGTCAATTCCAATGCTATTGCTCAAGCGAATGGCTTGATCGTTGCTGAAATTACAGGCATTGATTTACCAGGCGCAACAAATAAATGTATGCACTGTAGAATGAAAAGATTAGGTGCTGATCCTGCTGATGACCTTACAGATACAGCGGAACTTCACGGAATTTGTTTTAAATACAGGTAGCATAAATAAAGGAGGCTCAAATGGCAAAGAAAAAAATAGAAAAATCTAGTCCAAAGATGAATTCTGCTGAGGCTAGCCAGGTTATTGCAAAGGAACTGGAAAGGCGCAGAATGGCTTGTGTCGGAGAGATAGTTGCTGCGTTAAACAAGTATGGCTTTGAGCAGCAAGCAACTATGACAATAGGTCGAGGCTTTATTGAGCCTCGGATTGTGTTAATTCCAAGACGATAAGGAGAAGCTATGTGGGCAGAAATAGCAACAGCAGGATCAATTATAGGACTAACGGGGATTACTATGAGATTTTTAAACGCTAAGATTGACAAGAAAGTAGACCAAGCTGTGTTTGATGAACGTACTAAAAACATCAAAGATGATTTAACCAAAGGTGACGAGAAGTTTACTAAGATTATGGATACCCAGATAGAAATGATTGAGACCCTTGGTCGCTATGATGAACGTTTAAAGACTATCCAGGAGGCTGTAGCAAAATGATTCAAGTTAAAGATCACAAGGTTTTAAAAGGGTTACTTCAATACCCCTTTCACCCTCGAATGATAGAGCTTCTTTCATGGTTCTCTATTAGGTATTCTGAGACCGTTATTACAAGTGCTTATCGAGAGGGCTTCGGAGTTCATGGAGCTATTCCTTGTCGAGGGATAGATGTACGTTCTTGGGTATTCCGTAGACCTCAGGAAGTAGTAGATGATATCAACACTCATTGGGAGTATGACTTTGAAAGACCTGAGAAGGTATGTGCTATCTTTCACGATGCTGGAAGTGGTAGTCACATCCATCTTCAGGTACACCCTAACACAAAAGTAAAGGAGGCTAAAAATGTTAAAGCGTAAATTGTTGATGTTGACGTTAGTCGTAATTTTCCTGGCAGGCTGTGGAGCTAAGTTCACACGAGATGCCTACAGGAGCTTAGCGGTTTCCGCCGCTGCCTATCAAGTAGCACAGGGAACTGCCAGAGATTTGTACGCCCAGGGTCAGATTACTGAGAGTCAAAAATCCGAGCTCAACAGCAAGGCAAGATTATGGCGTACTGGCTATCATGCAGCGATTGATAGTTTGGAACTCTATGAAAAGGGATTCCAAACCGTTGAAGACGTGTCAGCCGCGCTTCTGAAGGTATCCAGTGTTCTTCTAGAAATTCAACAACTGGTTGAGAAAGGAGACTTATAATGGAAGTAGAATTTTTGTTATCCGTAGGAATTTTGATCCTCAAGCATGGAGCAGAGAAAGCTTTAGGGATTATCCAAAACTGGAAGATCGAGAATCCTACCACTGAGGACTTTCAAAATTTACGAGATATGGTTCCCAAAGATGAGGAGTTTATACCATGATAGAGTTTATAATGCAAAACTGGGAATACTTCCTTCTCGGTCTTTACATCATCGAGAAGATTGTCAGACTTACTCCTTGGACTTGGGATGATCTCGTGATAGATGGTATCATCGCTGGTGTTGGGGCTTGGAAAAACAGAAAGAAGAATTTGAGAAACTCAGGTATTTAGGATGATTTAGTAGGCTACCTATAGACTATTTATAAGTAGCCTACTCCTCATCCTGTCCTCTAATCCAGCCAATTAGTACTACTCCCTTCTCATCGGTCTTTACTCTGATTCTACCCATAGCTTCAATGGATTCGAGGATTTCCATGAGCTCACTCTTTGTGAGATTCCGGTAGTTCATGGCAAGAACCTCTTTAAGGGTAGTCTTCTTAAGAAGTTGAATTTGTCTCATTACTCTCTCTGTATCCGGGCCAAGTTTGCTCCTCCCATGCCCACCAAGGGCTTCTGAAGTTCCCTTGATAAGTCCAGTGGTTAGTTCTATTGCTCTTCCTATATCATCCTTAGTAAGAATCAACTCATCAGAATAGGCAACTCTAAGGGCCATAGCAGTCTTAAGAGTTATTATATGAATTCTCTCAAGATACCCATGAACTCTCTCATCTTTAGTGGCCTTTGTCAAAGCAGGGATAGTATAATACCAGGCATCAAAGAACTCTTCGCAGCCTTCTCCCCAAGTAAAAGGGCCGACAAGATTAGAGATCCTGTTAAGGTCAAAAATCAGCTGTCTATAAAGCTTCTTGCTTGGCTCTGGAGGTCGAGGGACAAGCTTGTACTTCTCTCTATTTGAGATTATAGCAAAACGAGTCGTAAAGCCTCCACCAATAGCTTCTTGAGGAAGATTTAAAGCAAGCCAAGTTGGAGTAGTAGCAATGAAGCATCCTACGCAGACGTTGTAAAGGTAGTCATGGCCTTCTCCACTGGTTTTGTACTTCCAACTATCATGACTGTCAAAGAGGTCAGTGAGGATTTCAATAAGTCCTTTTGGGTCAAGGGCAAGGAGGCTGCTCATTTCTTTTGAGATAACTGCCATAGCAGACATAGGCATAGGCTTGCCTTGGTAACGGAATTGCTCAGTCCTAGCAAGTTGAGCAAGTTCTTTTGTCATGGCTCGTTTTGAGGAGGAGTCTACAGCTACTGGAATATTTATCCCTTTGTCTTCTAACATTTTCTTAGCTAAAGTTATTGGTGCTCCTTTCCTTCCACCTGGAGGAGCAACAAAGAGAACGTAGAGATTTGGATAAAGATTTTCAAGGCCATAAGGAAGCCAAACTTTTCGCTGGAGAGCGGAGCTGATGGTAAAGATTCCACCCCATAGCCAAAAGTCTCGTGGTGCTTCAGTTTCTTCTACATATTCAAGGAGTCCCTTAAGCCAGTTAGATAGTTTTCTGGCCATAGGTTTATCTCTCCATAAATCGTACTACAGCTCGAGTAATAGCCTTTTCAATAACCAGTTTTACTTCATTCTTCCTCCAAGAGGTTTTCTTCTCAAGCCCCTCATTTATTTCTTCTCGTATAGCTTCTATAATCTGTGTTACAGTATAAGTCATTCTTTTATCTCCTCCATCTGACCCCAGTTAAATCCCCACTTAAACTCACAGGGAATGATAAGTTCTCTTCCTCCTACCATGTGTGGAATTTCCATAGCTTTTTTGATGAGTTCTATATTTTTTGGAATATCCTCCTTTGGGCATTGGCCTAAGACTTCGTCGTGTGAATTGAGTAAACATTCAAATGTCGAATCTTTCGAGTGGATTTCCTGTATTGCTAATTGCGTAAGTTCTCCTACAGTAGATTGAGGGCCAAAGGCTATAGCACTTCGGAAGAGTTCGTCGTTTAATCTTCCTCGGAAGATCCTTTTCCTACCGAGAGGAGTAATAAGAGTCCTTGTAGCCCTGATCTCCTCAGTAACCATATTCTGCCATCGAATGGTAAGAGGATTGTTTACTCTGGTAGACTGTAGTAACTGTTTACAAGTAGCAGCAGGAAAGTAGACTTCTTCTCGGAGAAGGATATTCTGTAGCATTATCGGCCCCATCTTATAATTAAAAGCATGAACAATAGTTTTAGCAATCTGACGATAGAAGTAGAGAGTATGAGACTCTCCAGTAAATCTATCCTTGAAGAGTGCCTTTGGATTATAAGGAACAGAATCTGGGATACCAAAGATTTCTTTTGCTCTCTCCCAATGAATATCAACACCAGCAAGGTAAGCCTCAATAAGTCTAATGTCCTCTGCTAACCAGGCAACTTCTCGAGATTCTGCTTGAGCTTGGTCTCCGGCAAGCATGACAAGTCCATCATCAGGGATGAAGAGCTCTCTAATGGCTCTTCCTTCTTCATCTTTTACAGGAATATTCTGAAGATTCCCTCCTCCACCGAACGGAGACTCTGAAGAATTAAGACGATAGGTTGAAATCCAACTATAACTGGTATGAATTCTTCCATCAGTATCTACTTCCATTGTAGCATAAGTAGAAGCAAGTTTACTATACTTCCGGAAGCTAGAAATAGTCTTAAGAATCTTGTGTTCTTTGCTTTCTGTCTTTGGATGTTTCTTCAGGAGTCTATTGATTGCATCTATGTCTGTGGTTGGCCTCTTTGTTTTGTGGCTGTATTGAATTTCCAGGCCAAGGACTCCGTAGAGTAATCTTGATACCTGTGCCGATGAGTTTACATTATAGTTTCCTTCAGCGAGTTCGTTGAGTTCCATCTCGGCTTGTTCTGCTTTAGCTGTGAAATTCTGGGTTAATACTTCTTTCTTTTCGAGGTCTATCTTAACCCCACGAAGTTGCATAGCAAGGACAGAAGGAAGAACACTTATGGTTCTCTTATATCCATCCCAAGTCTTTAGTTCCTTGGCATCTCTCTTTACAATTGGAAAGACTTCTCTGGTAACAGCGCAATCTCGACAGTTGTAAATAAATTCTGCCTGATCGGATATTCTCTTCCCGCTCCACACCTTACCATCATCTTTATAGTAAGGCTCCCAAGTATATATGGAAGCAAGAAGCTCAAGACCTTTCCTAAGATAGGGATGCGAAGCATGGTGGCAGAGCATAGTATCTCCATATGTCCCGTTAGCACACCTGAGACCATAGTACCGTCCAAGTACGGACGTGTCGTAAAGGCCTCCCTGAAATATCTTTTGTATATTTCCATCAAGAAATACCTCCGAAATAGTTCGCCAAATTCTTACTTCCTCTCCTACTGACCAGCAAAGGCGGCGTGCTTTAATGATAGGAATACAGAAAGCCTCAGAAGGAGAAGATGAAAAACCAATACACCAGACAATAGGGCCTGAAGAAGAAGGAAGAGTCTCAATATCTACAGCAACTTCATGACAATCATGAAGGGAGTTGAGGAGAGAGATTGCCTCTTGAGCAGTGGAGACTATTGTGAATTCTCTTTTAGGAGGGGTAAAAGTAGGAGACTCTGATTGCTCTACTATTCTATCAAGGTCTCGAAGAAATATTGGTAAGGCATTCTGTTGTTGCTTCTTCCTTTCTCCGACAAGTCGTTCTCTGGTCTCATTCATTAACCTGTTTACGTAGGAAGGATGGAAGGTAGGATATACTTTAAAGCCTTCGACAAGAGTACAAGGGAGAATGGTTCCTCTCCACTTGGTGATTCTCCTTTTCCCTGTAAGAACATTCATAGGGATAGCTCCAAAGGCCACAATAATATTAGGCCCTCCACCTCCTTGCTCTCTGATTGTAAGAAGATTCTGGAGCCAGCGTTGAAGTCGGTCAATATGCTCCTGCCCTTCCCAAGTAGGTTGAGTGTTACTCTTATCTACGAAGTAATAGTTAATATTATTATGCGGAGGTCTCTGCTCAAAGACATTATAAAGTAGTATCTCTGTCCTTGAGAGTCCAATACTTCTAAGACATTGATTGAGAAACTTTCCTGCTGCTCCTTTGAAGACTGTGAGTTTGAAATCCTCTTCTTGCCCAGGAGCCTCACCAATTCCACAGATCTTAGCATCGAGAGGGCCATCTGGAGGGATTACGTTGGTAGTTAGTCTATCCACTTGCCTCCTCCCATCCCTTTATCTTAGCAAGAATCTTCCAAGTCAAGGCAACGTCAGCCCTGGCATCATGAAGCTCCTTGGGGTCAAAGCCAATCTTAAGTCTTTGTCCTGCATCAATAAGTTTGGGCCATTTCTTCTGCCCGAATTCTCTACAGCAAACGAACATTACATCTATTACTCCAAGTAATGGTGGATGCTTAAACCTTCCAGGAGTGTATTTCGATAGCCAATTTTGGATGATAGGGAAATCAAAATTAACTATGTTATATCCTACTAACCAAGCTGGCCAATGAGTCCAAACAAGACTATGGTAGTTATTCACAGCATCACGGGAGTTCAATCCCTCATCATCAAGAAGGCTATCTGTTATGCCAGTAATCTTAATAATCTCAGGGCTTAGTCTTGCTCGAGGTTTGATGTAGAATGCTCCTTTCTTATTTAGAAAGAATACTTGAGTTGGTACATCGAGAGAATATGACTCGTAAGCCAGTTGAATTGGTACATCCTTAGTTGTATCAAGTCCAGTGGTTTCGATGTCAAGTACTATGTAGTTTGTCATTTCTTTCCTCCCATTAGCATAAAGTTATGTTTCCTCTCAGGAATTGAAAGCCACTCAAAGATAGCTCTTTGTACTTCATATATATTAGCCTTAGTATTAAGTTGAAAGACCCCAGACGTAGTATTATACTTATACGTCTTTGGAGCGCATAGTAAATCCTTTAGTAATTCTATTAAGCTCTCTTGGTCAAGATGTTTAGTTACCTTCATCTTTCTCCTCCTTCCAAGCAAGCATCTCGTCTTGCTTCTCTGGGTATTTTTTCCAGCAAGCCTTCCACAATTCTTTTCCTCCAGGACGATCAAGTTCTATCTCCTTGTAGTCTTCTGGTACATCTTCAGTACGAAGTATAATAGAACTATCACATTCTTTACACACTTTCCTTCCATCCTTCTTCCTAATAGGCAAACTTGCTACAGTTCCAGATGCGCCACAGCTGGAGCAAATATAGTAGGGAAGCTTCTCTTCCACTGGATCAGTACGAAGCTCTGGGGAGACTGTGTCAATATTAGTGAGGTAATGATAACCTTTGATTGTATTAAAGAGACTAAGTTCCTGGAAGGTTTCCTCAACTTCAATCATATGCCAATCGAGTTGATGAGTAACACGAAGGGTCTCTGCAGCTACTGCCATCATTCCACTTCCGCACATTGGGTCAAGGATTTTGTCTCCTGGAGAACAAGACCTCTGAAGGAGTTCAATGTAGATCATAGGATGTTTTGCTGAGGGATGAGTTCCCTTAATAGTGGGAGTAGGAGCTGGAGTGACAATTACATCAGGGGCTCCCTTTCGGACAAGGACTTTGCTTCCTTTCCTTGCATAGGCGATAGGTTCGTATGATCTCCCTGGCCAAATATCAGGGTTACGAGTCCTATGAGCTCCTTGCTTGAACCAAATGAGGGGGATGCCGTTAGTATCAAAACCAGCATTTTCTAACCACTCATAAATATATCGGTGATTGACTATCCCAAAAAACATATAGAGATGACTATTCTCTGACATCTTGTTGTAGATAAGATCAAGCCACTTAGGTAGATTGTCTTGAACAAAGCCCCAGTCATCCTTAAAATCTCTTGTTGAACCAGTCTCCTTCTTTACTGTATCGAAATTCACTCCCCAAGGAGGATCGAAACAGACCACATCAAAGAAGCCATCTGCATACTCTGGAAGTAATTTTTCCATCATTCCCAGATGAATTCTCTTTCCAAAGAACTCCACTTTTTCCTTAAGCTCTGCCGCCCTTGCTGCCTGACGCATGGATTCTGTAGCATTCTCATCGAGTTCTACTTCTGGAGGTTGCGGCCCTTCTCGGGCTTCTTTAAGGGCTTTAGAGGTTCGATACTCGTCTTTGATTCTTTTGACTATCTTCTTTGCATCAGTCTTGGTCTTAGCATTTCGGACTTCGTCGATTTGGAGAAAGGCAGCAAGCTCTAAATCTTCTGATACGATTCCTTCAGAGCGGCCTAAATACTCCGCAAAGTCTGCAATTCCATAGCCTCCAGAAGCACCACTTACACTTACTCCGAGTTGTTCTTGTTTAATGGTATGAAGTTCTTGATAAGCAGTTACCTCCTCTTGAAAGGTAAGATCAACTCGGCAGACATTCTCTTCAAGTTCTATTTCACGAATCCTTAGTGGATCAATCTCTTCTAGAAGTACAAAGGAGAAAGGAACTTTGGCTATCTCACAAGCTCTAAGTCTTCTCTCCCCTGCTACAAGGATAAAGTCCTCACCCTCCTTTCGACAAACTCCAGGTTCTATAATGTTAAACTTTTTGATGGATGCAACAAGCTTCTCCATCTCTCGTCGCTTAAACTCTTGGCGAACCCTATCTTCTGGAACAATGATTGCTTCAACTGGCAATCTATAGACCATCTCTTTTTCTGTCATTTCATTGGTTCTCCTTTTACCTCCTCCTTCTTTTGTTGTTCTTCCTTATATGCTTCGACGAATTCCTCTGGAGTCATACCAAGTTCTTCTAAGGCAGTCTTAAGTTTCCTCTCCTGTGAACTGAGGAGGGGCTTTGCCTTAGCTCTCGGCTTTGACGTCTTGGCTTGGTAAGAGTATTCCTCGAGTGCTGTTGTCACCCTACCTCTCTCTTTCCGGAGTCGAATTGCAAACTCCTCATCAGACATTTCAGAGGGGGCAGGCCCAATTATCTTAACTAGTTTATCCATCTTCCCTTTCTCCATATCTTAGAGTTGCTTCCTCAAGAACTCCCTCAATAAAGCAGTTCTTTTCCCCCGAGAGTTCTACTGCCATTTCTATAAACTTCTCCACCAGGAGTTTCCTCTCCCCTCGACCTGGGAAAGCTTTGTAAAACTCCTCGAAAAGAGGAGTAGGAAGTTTCATCTGGAATATCTTGTAGTTAGGCATAGGCTATAGCTCCTTATAACATAAACAGTTTTTACAACCATAAAATAGTTTTATTATAGTTTTATCTCCTAAACACTTTTCACCTCTTTGATTAAAAGATATACAGGCATAATAAGGTATTACTGCAGGATCTAAATACTTCTCGGCTTTTAATGACATAATTACGGCTCCTCCAGAATATTTATCTTAGAATTATGTTTATATTTCTTTGTCCAATGATGAAAATTTCCAGTTGTATCGTAATTCTTGGCTTCTCTTATATGAACTTTAGTCAGATCTTTTATAATCCATAGAGTATAATATAGCCTTTTTTTATTCCAAATAGCATAAGCTATGTCTTTCTCAAGATCAGAGACCTCTTCAGAGAGCTCCTTGAGTATAGGCTGAGGCTTTTGAGGTCTGCAGGGAGTAACCCAGAGGGCTATTATGAGTAGAATGCTGATGATAAGTATGATGATTATGTCTAAGGATTTCATTTGTTCTTCCCCTTCTATTAAACCTGACAGGTGGACTGCTACCACAGTGCAGCGAACACTCCATAGTCTCACGAGGTATGGCTGTCAGATAAACTTAACTTTTTCATAATTTCTCCAACAAGTAAGTCTACTTCTGTACTAACAGCATACACAGCCCGGAGTTCATTCCTTAATTCAGGCTCTTTTTGTAGTCTTACTTTTGCTTCCTCTTGAATTGCATCAACTATATATTGGTAATTTGTCATAACTCTCATGCCTATGCCGTTAAGGCGAGTTAGGGTTGTCAACTTCTTGTTCACAGTTAAAACAATAGTTCATAGGGCGTTCATCAGAGCAACTACCATCACTAAGCCATTGAACTTTCCGATGTCCAAATAAAGGACATAAAAGCCAACGATTAATATATCGCCCAAACGAATCATGCCAGAAATAGCTTTCAATTCTTAAATTCAATAAATCTTTAAAACATTTCCAGCGTCCCCACGTTTTAAAAGTTGGCTTAATAACTTTTTTAATATGAAACCAAATACTGAATGTTTCTCTACAGGCTCCCATTTTCTTCCTCCTTTCCTTCTCACACCCTGTTAGAGCAAGTTAGGGTTTTCGTAGTACTTTTATTACTGTAAGAACGACTCCTGCACTCACCCACCCAAAGCTAATCAGAACCAATGAAGTACTATCTATATTAACACCCATGATGAGAGACCATATTCCAATTGCAAAAGTCATTGTTTCCATTATCAAAATTCCCTCCTTTCCTTACCTCACGTCCTAAACTGTAAAATCCTCATTTTGTAACTGTTTCCATGTTATAGTGTCACCATAATCCCAATGCCATTTTTTATTAGTATTTGGAACTTCCCAATTTTTTCTACACCTTCTGAGCTGCTTTGGTTTTAGACCTTTTGATAACTCTCTTTGATACAAAGAACACCAGTTAAGATTCTTATTTCCGTTATAGGTTGAATATTTATAACAACTACAATAAAGAGGATCTGAAGCATTGCAAGTGCAACCATGATAATCTGACCCTACCTTTATTCTTAACCAATTACACCCATTACAAATCCTATCTTCTATTAAATTAAGTTTTATTTTCGGCAACTTATTACACCTCCTCACGCCCTGATGTTAGCGGCTTGGGGCTGGTGAGCGTATGCGTAGGCTCTTAAAGAGTAACTCCCCGCTGCCTACTCACCAAACCCTCACCGCCTTTGTGCTGGCAGGTCGTGTCCTTGCGGGACTCCCCCTTCACACTATTGAGGGTGGCCTGCCCTCGTACCTACCAGCACACCTCCTCCTTACTCTCCATACTCCTTAAACCCCGCGAAGATGTCAATGGAGTTACCGAGCTCTTCCCTACCAGGAATCTTCCCTTGAGTAACGTAGCAACAACCTTTCATCCCTTTGACAAGAGTTATCTCAGTCTCACCCTTCTCACCTTCGTCCACTGAGCCTCCGAACTTTGTGACAAAATCCACAAGCCTCTCGAATTTAGAGTCAAAGATTTTCATACCCCTTCCGTCGTAGCGTTCTTCATCTGCAGCAGAGGGATAAGGTAGCCAAGCTGTAAGTTTCCTTCCATCGAATTGGACTTCCGGGGATTCAGAACGTAAAGAGACCGTCAAATTAAAGCCAGCCTTTTCATTCTCCTCAATAGCTTGGTCGATTTCCTCATCGGTTGCATCCTCGGAAACCATCTCCTTAAGGGTATTATTTGGTTTAAGTACTGGATCATCACTAATCTCAAACTCATACCAGTCTACTGGCATAAGCACAGCTTCCTCAATATCATCAATCGACTTTCCTACTTTAAAAGTACCCATCTAAACCTCCTTATGTTGAAATGTTTTGAGTTAAAGATTCAAAAATTGAATGTTTCCTTGGATTATGGTTCTTTCTCACCTCCTTCCTTTGGAAATAGCTGATCAATATAAACTATTAATAAAGACTCACTATTACGATTACAAATAGTATCAAGTAATACTAAAGAATTATCTTTGTGGTGCATTACCCCAAAGATACTCATCACTCCCTTTTTTGTCGGAAACCTTATTGAACTTCTTAATAAGTTCGTGCATAAGTTCTTTCTCCATTCGAGTTGCGAGCAAATCAATGTAAGTAACACAGTCAGCCAACTCTTCCGCTATTAAATCAAGTGGTATATTCTCACCTCGATTTAATTTCTTAATTAAGTTACATGCTTCACCAAGCTCTCCTACAGCAGCAGTAGCCCAATCACTCAAAGACCAGGAATCTAAGGGGTGAAAAACCTCCTCACATCTTTTAATGTTGGCTTGGCTAAAATCAACAAAGTCCAAGTGACAAGTATGCTTCATTATTTTAGTGTCATTCCAATCTTTGTATTCTACCTTATTATCTATTTTCTCCATTCTCCTTCCTCCTTTTATAAGTTAAATTATTCTCTGCCATAAGTCTCCTCACTGTAGCAGGATGAGCTCCTACTTTCTTGGCGAGCTGTTCTGCAGTAAGAAGGGCTCTATCTCCCTCTCTTATCCCTACGAGCCTTGCAAGAACTCCTGCTCCTACTGAATGTCCCTTCTGCCTCCTTGGGAGATTAAGAGCCCTCATAATATTCCTTACTGAGGCATCAGTAGCTCCAATATACTCACCGATCTGGATACTATTCTCATCCTTCTTGTAGTATCGGTCAATAAGGAGACTCTTAATATTTGGGTAGCTTCTCCGCTCTGCAAGAGCTTGCCAGTCAATGGTCACTTCCCAAACCTCCTCTTTAGTAGTCCCTCAAACCCCACAGGAGATTTGTCAAAGTTAATCTCTACTGGGTCATTCCAATATTTCCCCTTGTTGTTGAGGGTACTCTTAAAGAATTCATACTTCCCAGTTCCGGCTGTAGTCCAGTAATACTGAATCTTATCCTTCCCTCTTTCCCTATGAGTATAGTAAGTCTCGTTGAACCAAGCTGGAAGCTCTGTTCGAAGACTTCTCGTCACTTTGGGGAGGATTTTTATAGCTCCACTCTCCTCATCAGCAAGGAGTTCCATGTGCCCAGTAAGGACGTAGTGACATGGGAGCATTCTCATTGAGTTGATATGCTTTACGAGGTAGTATATCTGAGGCATCCAATGTTGCTTTGCCGGAGCCCCTCCAAGACCTCTCTTCGGGTCAAGCAAGACTGCACTATTCATTGCTATTCTTGCCATCATACTAAGGGAGTCCTCAATAACTCCGGAGTAAGGGAAATCTTCTCCTCTGGCAAGTGTCCAGAGTTCCTTGCGGAGGCTCTCTCCCTCATCCCAAGCTTTAGGACTATCTGGATTTGGGTCAAAGAGCTTGAGAACTACAACTGCCTCCTCTCCTGCTACAGTCTCAGCTCTTCCATCATAGTCAACAAGAAGGAGAGGCTTCTCTTTAGTCTTTGGGAGAGTTATTGAGGATTGGGTCTTTCCACTTCCACTTGGCCCAGCAAGGAATCCTTTAATTAGATAGTTCTCCCCTATCTCCATATCTCGAGCTGGGGTAACCCTTTCAAGGACTCCAACCTTCTTAGTTACTGTTGACTTGAGCATCAGTTACCTCCATTTATAGAGTAGTCATCACCCGTTGCTATATCTGTATGTAGCTCTAAATTAATCCTATTAGGTATATTATAAAGAACCCCAGTCTTAAAGAGTTCCTCTTTCACATCACTACTCATAAATGCCAGAACCCAGACCCAGGAGTCCTCATTACAGCAAGGACAGTGTCCTGGAGTAGGAACGTCGAATATCTCTCCACATTTCATACAAAGCTTAGTTTCCTCGAGTTTCATAGGTCTACCTCCTACTTCGTTTTTATTTGTTCTAAGATTGACTTCATAATACCAGCCAATGCTGATATAGCTGCCCCTTGATGCGCAAAGTATCTGGCAACAGTCCTTCCATTGAAAGGCTGACCATCAAAGCTTTCTGCATCATCTTTCATGTCTCTCATTATCATTTCCAAGATCCTAATTCTTTTATCATTTTCTGTCATTAGCCTTCTCCTTCCTTTCCCTCAGATACTTCTCATAAGCCCAGAGGACTTGGTTTTTGAAGTCAATAGGATTAGTAAGAGCAAACCAAATCTTGGTATTTTCTGTAGTAATTACAAAGTCTTCAGAGTCAATAGCTACTTTTGTAATCTCACTATTTAGAAATAAGTTATCAGACATTAGTCATTTTCTCCTTCCTTCTACTTTCAATTTCTATTTTAAGTTCTTGTACTTTTTGTTCTGCATCTTTAAGTTCATCCTGTAGTTTATAGTGTATGTCACCATGAGCTAAGACCTTATTGCATTTACTACATACCTTATTATAATCGAATTCTTTGTTAGCTGGAGTCCATATCTCTCGTTTCCAAGTTCCTATTCTATGAGGACAAGAAGACTGTTCTTCTAAAGAAAAAACTCTCATTCTTACCTTACTTAATTCAATATTTAAACTTTCTATCTTTTGTTTGCGGTTCTTTTGGCTCCATACTAACTTTTCAGTCTCATCCATTGCTTGTTACCTCCTTTAATCTTTGTTCTAAGGATTTAATTAGGTCTTTGATACTTGTAATATACTCTTCCTCTGTAGAGTGGGATACACGAGTGTAATACATTGAATAGACCCCTTTGGTTTCTAATAGTCCCTGTTCTACTTTCATGTTGGGACTACTTTGATAATATAAAAATAAAGCGTACTTCATTCATTCTCCCCCTTTCTCTTCCAGGGCTCCCATTTCTTCTCTCTCCATAGGAACTCTTGGTCAAAGTCATAGGTTTCTTCCAGCTCCCAAGGTTCCATTTCAGTCTTGCAAAGTCTCCGATAGAGGCAAGCACTCCTTCCCATGCCCCCAGCACAGTTAATAGGATCTCTTTCTCCAAGCTTCGGCCATAGCCAACGGTCATACTCTCTCCTAATATCATCAATAAGAAGTACTGTATCTCTCATAAATTGGGCAAGCTCCCACTCACTCCGCTTGACGAGAAGCCTATAGAATCTATCTTGTGACTCCTTCCGAGGCCTCTTACTTACTATGTTCATGTAGGCTCCGAAGGGCTCCTCACCTGTGACTTGGTGAAGCCCCCAGAGGTATCCAGTAACTTGGGAAGCATGATTCCATTGATCGAGGTAGGCATCAGTTATGTAGCCTCCAGTAGATTTATCCTCTCTTACAAGGATTCCATAGGGATTCCACACTATTGGTGCATCAAGAGCTCCTCCGTAGGAGATTGAGGTTCCTGGAATTGGAAGAGCAAAGCCAAGCTCTCCTGTGTCGTATAACATAGTCCAAGGCTCTTCTACTCCATAGACTTCAACGTAGAGTTTGAGGCAATTCTCAAGGTTATCCCAGGTGTTATCACCAATTTCTACTGGGTTATCCTTTTCCCATTCTTCCTGAGCAGCTACAATAGCCCTGGCCAACCTCATCTTCGGCTCTTCCTTCCCCTGAGTAACATGCCAGGTATTGAGGCCTACACCAAGGGCTCTACCCCAGGTGAAGTAAGTGGGTGAGATCTTGTAATCCAGGCCTCGAAGAAACCAATAGAGGTTACGAGGACACTTAGTCATGTTACTGAGTATAGTATTATCGTAGATTTCCGGAGGGCCGAGTTCTCTGAGTTCCTTATCCAGCATCTTGGCCTCCCTTGGAAAATTTCTTAAGTTGTTCCTGTCTCTTAGCTAGTTCTTCTGGGCCTACTTCCTCAACTAATGACTGAAGTCCGTATAAGAAGACTTTCTGAAGGACAAGATTTAAAAGAGGAGCTGTTTGTTTCTGATGGAAGTTATAGACTGATTCTGGCAGCCCAAGAGGAACAGCTCTTTCTGATTTCATGAGTGCTTCTGCCCATACTTCTGGCCCAGGCCCAAGAACTATTACCTCTATAAGCTTAAGGGCCTCTTTGATATCCGTAACTTCTTCATCCGTTCTCGTTTCTTCCATTCTTCCTCCTTCATTAGTTTGTTGCAAGGGCAGTAAAGACAAGTAAAACTCTCCCAACGACCTTTAGCTGCTTTACCTAAGCAATCATTGTAATGTTCACAAGTATAATATCTATGTTCCTCTCTATCACTTATGTGTAGTGTTGTCCAAGGAGTTGGTTTTGGTGAAGTCATAGTGTTCCAACATATCTCTTTCTGTACAAAACTTTTCTGTTTGCCACACCTTCCAAATAGGAAGGAGACCTACTAAATGATTTTTAATCATTCTAAGAAGATCTAGCTCAACATAACCCCAAATTTCTGTGCCAACAATAGCAGCATCTCTCCCTAAGACAAGTCTTCGATCTTTATTAAGCCTAAGCATCCAACGAGACCATTTGAATTCTACTTTCTTATTCATAATTACCTTCCTCATATCATGATTTCGTTGTAGCGATCAAGGAGTATGCCCATCTCCTCGGCAGTGATTTTTTTCTCTCTTCGTGCTTCTCGAAGCCAAGCTACTGCATCATCTACTTGGAGCATATCTTTGAGAAGTGGTTCAAGTTCTGCAAGGGAAGGAGTCTCTCTCTTCAGAATAGGAGAAGGCCCTCCTTTTCTTATTATTACAAGTTCTCCCTCTCTTTGAGAGACTTTGAATTGTTTCCTAAGCCCCATATGGTGGAGCCAGTCGTAGACAAGCCATCTGGTGCGAAAGAGAGTTCCTATCTCCATCCCTCCCAAAGTGAGCTTTCCGCCTGGAGGAAGATCAAGGAGGTTCTTGAAAGTTTCTGTAAGATGAGTGAACTTTGCTGCATTGAATTTCTTGGTGTAGGTCATTTTATCTTTCCAGAGATATAGATATTACTGTGTTCCTGATCAAAGAGAAGTACATACTCTTCTCCAAGGGCCTCCATACACTTTGCTATAACATCCTTTTCAATCTTTGCTCCCTTACTATATCCTGGAGGAAGATTCTCTATGGATATTACTAAGATTGGCTTAAAGGCTTTTATTAAGTCCATTCTCTCTCCTCTTCATCAAAGATTTTCCCAGAAGGATACTGGATACCGAAGGAGATACCAATAAAATGGAGTAGTATTCCTACTCCGCTATGTTTATAAGCATCCTTTGATACTCTGTAGGTAAACAGCTTTGTCCTTTTGAAGGGCTTTGGATGAGTCTTCTTTGTTATAGGAAATATTCTTAGTTCCATTCTTACTTCTCCTTCCCCAGAGCTTTCTTCTCATCTGGTGTGAGTGGCCTAATATGACCAAATCCGGCTGAGCCAAGTACTACCTTAAGGGGAAGGAAAAGACTCAGGTCACCAGTCCCCTTGAGTTGTTTTTGAAAGAACTTTATGTCTTTCAAGAGGTGATTTTCTTCTTCTTCTTTGAAGTACCTTCCGATTATGCTATATTTATACTTATCCTTCTTACCAATAAGGTAGCCTTTTGTGTTTTCAGTCATCTGGATCACCACAGTCTACCATATACTCTACTTCAACTTCATCTGCCCAGACAATTTTTGAGACCCTTTTGACTTTTCCTGTGGGAACTGCAATGATTCTACAAGAGTCAGTAGGCTTTGAGGATACAGTGATATAGGTATAATAGTTCTCATCTGCAAGGAAGTCAGCCCTGTGGACAATATCAGTTTCATCAACACTTCTCTCCCAGGTTACCTTCAGGACTTCGGACAATTCTGAGATGATGTTCTCTTCAAACTCCTCAACTGAGTCAATTGTGATGTAGAGATAAGCGAACTCAGAATAAACATTACCACTAAAATTAGTATTCTCTGGGAATAGAGGAAGAATTTTCTCGAGAACAGACTCGACCGCATACTCAGCTTTAATAAGTGCTTCGTACTCGGCCTTTCTGGCATTAAGTCTTTCTTCTAATGCTTTCATAATTTTACCTCCTTAGATCTGCTTTTGTTATTCTTGGCATAGTCTCATCCTCCTTCTTTTCTTCATCTGATGTCTTTTCCATTGATACCAGCAAGATATGACTTACCTCCACATTTATAAAATGCTAATAGTTTTGATTGTTTCTTAGTGCCATCCTTTAGAACTTCATCTCCAAATTCAATTCTGTGTCTCTTGCCACACACAGTACACAAAATGAAATCTCCTAAAGGAGGTGCTTTTTCTATTTCATCATTTCCTATTGCTAACATTGTCTCTTCTCCTTATCTATCCTTATCTATCCTTATCCCCCAGTCATTGTCTCGAAGCCTTTTGCTTTCCCTTTCCTCAAGTTTTCTCTCAAGGTTCCAAGACTCATTTATAGCTTTCCTTCGGAGGAGAATCTCCCTCTGAAGCTTTTTTCTATAGAGATTACCAAAAACTCCGGCTGCTTCAGGTGCGAGTAGGAAGGGTTTCCTTCCCTCATTCTCTCCCCAGACTTCAAGAACCTCTATATCTGAGGGAGCTCCTGGATAAGTGGAGCTTGGAGGTTCTTCTGAAGTAAAGTCAAACTTGGTTATTGTGAATACTATAGTATCTCCTACCTTTATCTTAATTCCGTCCTCGTAAGAATATTCTATTATACTCATACCTTCACCCCCCTCTTCAGTTCTTCCAGCTTAGCTGTTACCTTCTCAGCTTGTCTAAGGATTTTTGCTCTTCGTAGGGTTGCCTTCTCTGGAGTCTTCTCAAAGAGCTCCTCCAGACGCTTGAGTTTTCTTTGAAGTTTGCTCATTGGGCTACCTCCTTTAGGATTCTACAATAATTACTCCACTTACTATTGGGCTTTCACAACGTGGAGGGTAAATACGCCAGCACTCCTCCTCCTCATCAGGCCTTTGATAAGGAAGCTTAGAAATACTACCCTCAGAGTAAGCTGCGCAGTCTTTTCTACATCCACTTTTAATAAGAGGACAGTACCCGAGACTATCCTCCCTAAGTTTTGTGAGTTTTCGTTCTGCTTGTGATTGATTCATTTTCTCCCCTCCCTTTCCTTAAGAACTGAAGCTCTCTCCTCTTTAGAGAGACTATCCCAAACGTCCTGGGCCTCTGCCCATAGGGAGTTAGATGCTTTCTTCTTCGTCTTAAGTTTTACTTTAATTATTGGTGTGAGTACTTTTTGAAGTTTTATGAATTCTTCCTGAAGGTAGGCTACCCCCTCCCTCTCTCCTGCAACGAGGAGTTCGAGTTGTTTAAGGTTACTTGCTCTTTGGTGGAGTGCGTATTTGATATGCTCTATTCTTGCTTCTGCCTCTTCTTGGGTCAGCCCCTTAATGATCTTCTTTGCTTGTCTCCACGACTTTGCCTTTTCTTCCATAAGTGAACCATTGTCTATCCCTCTACTTTCAGCCATATCTCTTCTCCTTCCCAAGCAGTTAGCTTGTATCTTTGTCCAAGGCTAAGTCCAAGACCACTTCCCTTAGCCTCATGACACTTTGGACAGAAGAAAGCCCACGTTGTAGCCAGGGCTATCTTCCCATCTATGAACTCCTCTGTAATTGGAGTATGACAGATGTCACATTTCTTTGGTGGAGTACCTGTCCAAGACTTGAGCATTAGTCCTCCTCTTCTTCCTCCAAGAGACAAGGATGATTTACTATTTTGATGAGTAGTTGAAGCAAAGTGTTTACCTCTGCCTCATGGCTATCATCTGTACTGCAGAATTTAAGTAGTCTTCCATTAGCGTCGATGAAAATCTCCCCGTAACCATTAGATTTTCGAGTTTTACTCACCAAGATCCTTCCATCAGTCGAAGTCTCTGCGATTGTTCGTTGTCTGAAATCTTTCATCTCAACTCCTCCCCTCCTTTCCCAAGTTAGGCATTAGGTTTCTCCCTTCTTTTCCTTAGTATTACCTTAACCCGTTTATCGCAGTTCTTACAGTAATAGGCTCCCTTGGCTGGGCGCTTTAGCGTTCTCCAGAGGTCTGGGCGACAGTTATGACATGAGGATAAGGGTATTAGGGACATTTATGGTTTACCTCTTCTCAAGGTGCTCAGCTATAACCATTTTGTCTGCGAGAACTTTTGCTTCTCTTAAGACATGGGTATTTTCTGCAAGACTTATTGTGGCAAGGAAAATACATTCTTTGCATATTCCATTACCATCTTTTGTCGGATAAAGCCAAATATTTTTACTATCGCAAAATAAACATTTCATCTGGTTTCCTCAATGTTTACGTAAATACCATACCATATGAAGGATGTTTTGTCAATACCACCTCAAAATAAATGTCTCCAGGTGGTTGAATTGGTGGTACTCCTAAAGGTTCAAATTTTGAATGTTTCCTGGGTGATGAAGTTCACTTCGGAGTTCACTCCTCTACGCTCCGACTCTACCATAGGGTAGCGACCTACCCGTCCCCCGAAATTTTAATTGTTTCGAGTAAAGTTTAATAGTAGAGTTTAATAGTAGTAGTTGTTTGTTTCTTTAAAAAAAAAATTCTAAAACTACTACTACTACTAACTACTACAAAACAAAATTCATAGTCAACCTTCAATTTTGGGCGGGGTATGGGTTGGTGTCTACCCTACAGTAGAGTCGGAGAGTTGACGCAATTTTGTCGGCTAAAATGTCTAATGATTTCAATGAGTTAGAGGCAGGGTATTGGAATTGTCCAATGATTTCAATAACTTAGCAATCCAGTAGTTTACGGCTGCCAAGCTCCTGGGAGGCTGAGGTAAGATTTTTGGGCAAAGAAAAAGGGAGCATTTCTGCTCCCCTTGGTGGATTAGCTCCTTATAATTCGTACCATACCCAGACAGTTTCACTATAATCACATGGTGCACAGTTTGCTATAAACAAAGTCTCATTATTTAGTTTTACCAGTTCATCTAAATTCTCTGGAATAAGATCATGAAACCAAAGCCAAAAAATCATAATTATCACCTCCCTTCTGTGGAATATTTAGGCACTTCGCAGGTGACTCCTGCCGTTTAGGTTGACGGTTTTACTTCTTTTTCTTTTTCATCATGGCTATAATTTCCGCCAGCTCTTCATCACTTTCGACACCCAGGGACTGTTTCAGTTGACGGTACTTCATCGCTTCGGCCTTTGTGCCACTACCTTCTCCCGCAACTCTGGGAATTCGATGCACTGCACTTTCAAAACCAGCCTGGAGGCCTTTGATAAAGTCATCACTGTTAAGGTCTACGCCATTTTTGACGCTCTCCTTGATATGGGCAGCGAACCAGCTCTCGCCGTACACATGAGTCTTGACGCCCAGGTTAAATAATCCGGCCAAGTCAATACCATACATCCTCTTGGCATCTTCATCGGTTTCGGGAACTGGACAACTTAGTGTTGCCTTGTTAACCTTATCTCCAAACCGCTTATCGGTTTCGATTCTCTTACCCTTAAAATCAGGGAAAAGTACTACTGGGTGAGCTATTAGCTCAGGTGTATTAGGTTTTCCTTCCATATTGTTAATCTCCCTTCATATTGGATTAACGACAGAAGTCACCTGTGAAATGCCTAAATCAATATTCAATTGTCAAAGAACAAAATTACCTTCCTTTCGGAAGTGCATCACGCCTTGTGATGTTATCACATTAATATGCAAGCCGTATGCCAAACCTGACCAAATCGTAAATCTTTAATGATATCAACAAGTTAGATGATTATATCAATCGAACAGTCGTTTGATAAAGTACAAACTCTTGTACCTATGTATGTATAAGTATGTATCTCAAGGGATTTGTTCAATGATTTCAATGACTTGGAAGGTACAAATAATTGTACTAAATTGTATCGAAGTACAATATCTTATACTGTGTGTGTTTTGCCTGATCATGTGTCAATTATGGCACACAAAGCACACTTGTCAAGGCATACTCAAACATTGTTTGGCATGAGTAACACTATCATCACTGGCTAATACTGTTACCCAGTGGTAACAATGTTATTGTTAGATAAGTTTGATAGGCAGGAGTAACAATGTTAGTTAAGACTAACTAATATGCTGATTCTCCAATGATTTCAATGACTTACAAAGGTGTCATACTTTACATTGAATGAGGCGTCATTCATTTCTGGTGGTGGAAAAGCCTCTGGGGGGATTTAAGAGTTTTGGGGGTGCGGTAAAGGCCCAGAGACTACCCATCTGAAATTTGAGACTCCCTACGAGGTAAACCTCAAGGTAAACCTCGAATAAATTCCAGAAAGGAATCCCATACCTTGAAAGATTCAAATATTGAACCTTCCCCTCCAGAGGAAGCCTCAGAAAATAGTTTTGAGTTAGGTCTCTTTTACCATTACAATCAAATGATGGTCTCTTGCTATTCTCTTGACATTGAGATATTATGGGAATAATGGATGACTCTAAAGAGAAGAGGTACACCCTTATTAACTTATTTACTCAAGGAGGTAGATTATGGATTCAAGAGATAGATTTATTTCCATTGTAGAGGATGATCAAGGAGAAGGGTATAAGGATCTTGTAGAAGAGCTTACAAAAGGTCTGAGACAAACTCTGAATATTGGAGACAATGTTCTTGAACATCTTATACCAAAGCCCTCTAAGCAGACAAGAACTGCTGATGAGGTCAAGATGCTTTTAGGGAACAGACGAGGCCGCTGATGGGCAGACTTGCAATTCAAAACCGAGAGCAAACTACTACTCCTACTATAGCACAACTCAGACCTTGGCACAGAAGTATGGCAAGGATGATGGTAGCTGGAGGAAAGAGACCAGGAGAGCTGGCTGTGCTCTTTGGGATAACCCCTACACAAATATCAGTAATAACTAACTCTCCACTCTTCCTTGCAGAGCTTAATCGAATGGAAGCTCAGGCAGAGTATGAAGCAGTAGACATGAGAACGGAATTAGAAATCCGTCAAGGAATAGCTCTGGAGACAGTGGATGAACACCTCACAAATAAGGAGCACGATATTAAGGGCAGAGTGAACACTGCTCTCGAGATACTTGACAGGACAGGATATGGGAAGAAGGCAGTGCCTCAAAAACATGTCCACCTCCATGCTCATAAGGAAGTCAAAGATATGTCAGATGAAGAGCTACGAAGTGGGATAACTGAACTGCTTGAAGTAGAGGTAGAAGGCTAATGCCTACAAATAACTCCGATTGGTACAGCACAATAAGAGGAGAGTTCATTAAGTCTCAACCTCCAACCCTTCTTACTGACTTCCTTAAATGGGGAGGCAAAGGGCTTGCTGGCTTCTTAAGAAGCACACATAAGGGGATGAGTCTTGAGGGCTTTGCTTCTCTTCCTAAGGAAGAGCAAATGGAGCGTCTTAGGAATATTGCCCTCGCAGGTTTTGGAGGGATGGTACGGAGGGCAAAATATCCTATTCCCTCTTTTAAAGGTACCGAAGAAGCTATAGCCTTTGGGAAAGAAGCTACAGAGCCTTATGCGAAACAACTCGCTTCTGCTTATCGAGCAAGTCTACGCAAAGCGAGAGGGATGAAGGATCCTCGCATGAGAATGGAGGAAGGCTTTAAGAGTCAATTCCTTCGAGAAGCTCTTGAGGCCTATGGAGTAAGAGGTGCTAAGTAATTGGAAATCCCTAAAGATCGGATCGAGAACTTACGCTGGAGGAACAAGGTACTCCGACGAGCGACAGAGGATATGGGATTCAGAGAGATGCTCAAGGAAATGTTCTTCCGAGATATTCTCTTTGCTTTTAGTGGATTCTTCTATACCTATGATCCAAGGAAGCGACCTCTCCACGAGATTCCATTTTCCCTTTGGGACTTCCAAGAAGGTGAGATCCTTGACATAGAAGAGAGTATAAATGTCGGAAAAGACCTCGTTATCGAAAAGAGCAGAGATATGGGAGTCACATGGAGTGTTATACTGGTGTTTCTCCACCACTGGCTTGATCCAGTAGGAGGGGCGGACTTCCTCCTCGGAAGCAGAATTGAGGACTATGTTGACAAAACAGGAGACCCAAGAACTTTATTCCATAAAGCTCGTTACGCTCTCTACCGACTCCCTTGGTGGCTCAGACCAAAGGGCTTTGTTCGAGGGAAACATGACAACTTCATGAGGTTGTGGAATCCTGAGACTGGTGCAGTAATTGGAGGTGAGTCTAACAATGCCAACTTTTCGACTGGTGGACGATACGCAGCTGTTTTATTCGACGAGTTTGCCAAATGGGAATCTACTGATGAATCTGCCTGGACAGCTGCAGGAGATGCCACGCCCTGTAGGATTGCGGTATCTACTCCTTTTGGGGCAGCAGGGCAGTATTATGGACTTGTTACAGATGGAAGAACTAAACGCCTTACCCTTCACTGGAAACTTCATCCAGAGAAGTCATTAGGAATTTCCTGTGTTTGGCCACCTCCCAATGAGGAGGATAAAGCTCAGATGAGGGAAGATTGGGAGCCAGATGAGAAGTTAGTCTCTCCTTGGTATAACAAAGAATGTAAAAGACGAAGTCCCTCAGAAGTATTACAAGAATTAGATATTGATTATATTGGATCTGGGAATCCTGTTTTTGAGGGAAAAGCAGGGATTTCGCTTCGCTTCTACCATAAATTGAAAGAGGAGCCTATCCTCTGGGGGAAGCTCAAATTAGAGGAACTTGAAATAGAACTTCTTGACGAAGCTCCGTTCTCGGAGGAAGGTTACCTTATAATCTATGAAAAGTTTAATCCTAAGCATCGATATGCTACTGGATGGGATATTGTTGAAGGAAAAGAAGGAGGAGACTATCTCTTTGGCACAGTACTAAATAGAATTACTAAGAATGTAGATGCAATCTACTGGAGTCAGTTCGATGAGGTACTTGCCTCAAGGATTATTAAGATAGTCCAAGATGTCTACTCCCCAGAGCCTGATTCAGCAGATTCTCCTTGGTGTGGGATTGAGACTAACGGCCCAGGCCTCTCGACCTTTGATCTTTGTATGCTTCTTGGAGTAGTGAATTTATTCATGGCTCCAAGATATGATGTTGTGAAGGGAGGAGTCTCATATAAGAAGGGCTGGAGAACAGACACAAACTCAAGAAATGAACTTATCTCTGGGATCAAGCAATATCTTATTGGTAGGACTGGGAAGATTAACAGTCAGAGGATCGTTGGAGAGCTTATGACCTTCGTGAGGAGTAAGACAGGGAAAGCTCAAGCAAAGTCCGGGGCTCATGATGATGGAGTTATTAGCTTTGGTATCACACTTCAGATAGATGAGATTGCACCTCTTGACTACGAAGAAGTTAAAGAGGCAAGACCCAGCTATGATCCTATGGCTATAAGGGAATTTAACAGAGAAGATCATGTTGTTGATGAGGATATTTCTATTGAGGGAAGATGTCTTGCTACTGCACTTCAAAAGAAAGCTCTTGAGGACAGAGAGGAGGTAGAATTCTATGGAGAAGACTGGTAAGGTCAGCTACATTGCGAAGAAGTTAAACGACACAAGAGCTTGGGATATTAAAGGGATGCTTCAAACAGCCCTTAAGGAGCTTAGTGAGGAAGTAAGTCCTGTCAAGAGTCCTAATAAAGCTGTGCTTATTCTTCTGGATGATAAGGAAGACAGTTATGGCTTTGGATGGTATACAACTAACATAGGCCCTTCCGAGATTCTTGCTCTTACGGAGTTAGTAAGTTCTCGTTGCAAAGACACTTTAAAAGGGGAGGAGTGGTGATGCCAGTTAAAGTAAAGAAGATAGATGGATATCGAGTATCTCATGGTGGAAAGGTTTCTGCTAAGAGTACTACCAAAGCAAAGGCTCAGAAGCAAGCTAATTTACTAAGAGGAATCGCTCACGGTTGGAAGCCAACGGGGAAGAAGCCAAAGAAGTAGTGCCTCTGCAGTTCGTTGGCTGTTGGTTTTTTTGCTGTGTCTTTGGTTTTTTGGTCTTTTTTTTTCTTTTTTGTTTCTTAGGGGGAGTAGTTATGTTTAAAGCCAAGAAGGTATTTGAATTACTTGAGAGAATTGAAGGACTTCTCCAGCATAGGCTTCTTGCTGCTAAGAAGGAGACTGCTGCTTTGGTAGTTCTTAGGGAGCATATTAAGAGGCTTGAGCTGCAGAACAAAGATCTCATGGACAGACTTATGGCGAGGGATATACCGGAGTTGAAGACCTATACACTTCCTGGAGGAGGAGAGGTTACTACTCCTTATGTACTTGGAGAAGATGAGGATATAGCTGGAGAGGTTGTTGAATCGGATGAGTAAAGATTCAAACATCGAATCTTTTACTGGAGAATAAAGATGGCTGATTTTGATCCTGAAGGTTCAGGATATGATTATAAGACGGCTCGAAGATATGGTCTAAAGCCAGATGATACAGGACATTGGCCAAGTAGAGTCCCACAAACAGGACAGATTTTAAAGGGAAGAAAGCATTCAACTTACTATCTGACAAAAATTGGTGAGGAGGAAGCTGGGCATAGAATTTTCAAAGGGAAAGGTGGGAAGTACTACTCTAAGAAGGGGAGAGGAAAGATGGCTGAGGGATTTAGTGACTGGGCTTCAGAGTTCTTTTGGGAGATTCCTAAAGACTTCTGGGGGAAAATGTGGGGAGACTATATGAAGCTTTGGAAAAGCTCAGAAGAAGGTCAAGATGTAGGTAGTTATGGTGCTATTGAACCAGAGAGAAGGCCTACTGTTCCTCAACCTGAGTATCAAAGTCCTTATGGAATGAATCTTCCTATGATGGAAAACTATAAAAGGGGTATAGAAAGAAGACAAGATCTTTGGGCTGACTATGAGAGACTTATGGAAAGGGGTAAGGATCGAAAGAGTAGTGGGCTTCAGGCGCCTGGCTCAGGAGCAGGAGATTAGGGATGACAGATACTGTATCAAAATTCTTTGGAGGTCTTTAGGTGGGATTAGGATGGCTACAAAACGAACAGTTAAATCTATGCTGAAGAAGACTGCTAAAGGAGTTGGGAAGGATAAACTCTGGTTTTTAATAAAAGAGAAGTTTGAAGTGGGGATGGAGTTACGAAAGCCCTATGAGCAGAAGTGGCTTATCAATCTGAGTTTTCTTGGGGGTAAGCAATACACTTTTTATAACCAAGCTGCTCAACTTCTCCAACATATTGCTCAGAGGAAAGGAAGGCTTAGGGTAGTAGATAACAAGATACTTCCAAGATACCAGAAACAGATTTCAAGGCTTATTAGGAATAATCCTCGGATGAGTGTAGTTCCTTCTTCTACTGATCAAGAAGATATTAAGGCTGCAAAGGTAGGAGATAAGGTTCTGAAGAGTTTCTGGAGACAAGGTCAAATGAGGAAGAAAATTCGGGAGCTTGGAGGTTGGATTTATTCTTGTGGTAATGGCTTTCTGGATGATAGATGGAACCCAAAGGCTGGTCCAGAGACGATTAATGATAAGGGAGAAGTAGAATATCTGGGAGATGTAGAGTGTGGAGTTTGGTCTCCGTTTGAGATTGGAGTTCCTGCAAGTGGTCTTAATGACTGTGACCTTCATTCTTTTCCCTGGATGTGGAAAGCTAAGTTTCGTCCTCTTGAGTACTTCTCGAGATATAAGAGAGGTGGGGAGGTTCCCCCAGAGACAAGGCCTATTCCTTTTGTTGATACAGCCGCTTTATTTGGTACTTTGTCAGGTGCTCTTACTGCTATTCATAAACTTGAAGGAGCTATAGAGATACAGCTTTATATTCAACCGAATACTGAATTTCCGAAGGGACTTTTTATAATTGGAGCTAATGGAATTGTTCTTGAGCAGAGTGACTATCCTTTTAATTACTATCATATGGAGCATTTCAAAGATATTGAAATTCCTGGAGTCTTTCATGGAATGGCAACTACAGAAGCTGCTATCTGGTTGCAGAAGATCTGGAACAGAACATTAGGTGATATTGCCGAGTTCAATAGAGTTATGGCAAGAGGGAAATGGCTTATTCCAAGGAATGCTAAGGTAGAAACACTTCCCGATGATTCTCATGGTCAAAGGATTCTTTATAATCCTGTGATGGGGCATAAGCCTGAGATGATGACTATCAAGGGGCTTCCTGCTACCTATCAGCAAACTCTCGTGATTGTAGCATCAAGTCTTATGGAACTTTATCATCAGCATGAAGTGACTCAAGGGACTAATAAATCTGACATTCGAAGTGGGGAGATGGTAGCCTTGCTTCTTGAGCAAGATGATTTTGGGAACGTACCTACTCATGCAATCTTTGAGGAGGGTCTTGAAGCCTGTATGGGAAGGGTACTTCGAAGGATACAAAAGGGATATACTACAGCAAGAACAATCAGTGTATCTGGAAGGTCTGCTGAATATGAGGTGTTTAATTTTAAGGGAGCTGATTTAAAGAATAATACTGATGTTCATGTACTTAAGGAGAGCAGTCTTCCTGATTCTAAAATAGCAAGACAGTTTCGGATTAAGGAGAATTACAAGGAAGGCCTCTATGGAAGTCCAGAAGATGAGAGAACTCGAGAAAGGGTGCTTCGAATGCTTGAAGAAGTACCTGATGACATCCAAGACATCTTCAAGGAATCTCATTTGGATAGGCAGAATGCTAAGATTGAGAATTACGCTTTGACAAGTCAACCAGAGATAACTCATATAGTTAACTTGTACGATAATCATGCTGTTCATATTGAGGAACATAATCTTGCGAGGAAGCAACCTGAGTATCAGAAACTAAAGGTGGACGATATGAAGAAATTTCTTGTTCTTGAGGTGAGTTTTCAAACTCATATACAGCAACATCAACAAATCCTTAGTGAGCAGATGAAAGCTCAGGAGGATAGAATGGCCCGATTAGAGGCGAAAGGAGGTAGTAAAGGTGGTAAGTAAAGCAGAGATTCAAGAACAGGCGAGAGCGTTGACGGAGGAACTGAAGAAAGCAAAAGAAGAAGGAGTCGCAATTGATGGCTTCTCAGATTTCCATTCAGCTTTTATTGAGTTCCTTGGCCAAGAGAAGGAACACGCAAAATCTCTTGCGCGGCTTTGGGACGGCTTTGTTGATTGTCTTATTCTTGCAGAAGATCTGTGGGAGAAGTTCCAAGAGATTGTGTCAGAGACCCCGAGGGATACAAAGGACAAGGCTCCAATAATGGTTCAAAAGGCTATGTCTTGGTTCCCAAAGGCTAGATTTGTGGTTATGCTACCGAGGTTTGTAGATTTCTACAGAGCTCAAGGTGGCTTGGAAGCAATGAAGATAACTTTAGAAAAGGAGGAATAAGATGGTTGACAAGAACGGCTCTGGGGGCGATCCTGGGAAGGATGGTGCCGCAGAAAAAATTAAGGTAGGAGACAAGGAGTATTCTACGGCTGATGTAGAGAACCTGGTCTCTCAGGTGAGTTCAATGACCGCTGGGTCACAGCAGTTAGCGCAGGTTAAGGATTTTTGTGATAAGTATAATTTAGATACCGAAGGGCTTCTTGTGAATGCTGAAGGGGCCTTCGGATTAGTTAATGATCTCATGAAAGGTGGGATTATTGACGCAGAGGGTAATGTTCTTGTGAAAAAGGGAGGAGAACCTCCGCCTGATGATCCTATGTTTCAGATGAAGAAAGATGATATTACTCCACCGGATAAGACCAAGGTTGATGATATTGTGGCTAAGGCTCTAAGTAGCGTCTCTGAAAAGATTGATGCTCAGAATAAACGAATGGATGATATTATTGAAGTTCAGACTGGAATGATTAGGAGCAAGTTTGAGGATGGACTAAAGGCTAAGTTCCCTGTCTTAGACGATGAGGACGTTTCCAAGGTGTTCAGTATTGCTATGAGGGATAAGACTAAGACTTTGTGGCAACACGCTGAGACTGTGGCTAACACAAAGGCGAATAAAATCGCTGAGCTTCGAAAGGCTCATGCCAAAGAATTTGGTGTGGACATAGAGAAGTTTGATGAGAATAAGCTTAATGAGGCTGATGGCAAAGGTGGAGGTATAGCTTCTCATAAAGGGAAGAAGTTCTCTTTTATGAAAACAGGAGAAGGTTTTGTTACTCCACTTCAAGCTACACAGGACTACTTTAAGCAAGTGGATAAGGGAGAATAACTATGGCAACTGGTGATTATGCTAATCTGAGCCATTATGATGAGGTCTTGAAGACGTACTACCTCGAAGGGATTCAGGAGTATTTGAATCAGGCAAATATCCTCTCGGCTTTTATTGATGCTAATGAGAAGGATATTTCTGGTAAGAATGCTACGATTGAGAATCACTATGGGAGAAGTACAGGAACTGGCGCAAGAGCTGATGGTGGAGCCTTGCCTACTTCCAATTATCAACGCTTTAAAACATGCACAGTTCCAATGAAGTATCTCTACGGCCGTGTTGAGTTAACTGGCCCTACACTGGCGGCTACTAGGGATAGCAAAGGGGCTTACGCCAAAGCCCTGGATACAGAAATCCGAGGAATTGTGGATGACCTCAAAAAAGAGGTTAACAGGATGATGTGGGGTTGTGGCTACGGCACCTTAGCTCGATGGAGAAGTGGTGATAGTACTACGATAACCTTGCAGAAGAAGTATCGAGGTAATAGTGCTGGTGGTGATGGCTGGGGTAGTACCTTTGGTTCAAAGTATGTAGAGAAGAGAAACGATCTTGTTACTGTTCTTGGTGCTACATTCGGAGGTTCTGCTACGTTTACTGTCGGTACGATTAATGGGGCAGTGTCAGCTATTACAAGGGGTGCTGCTTATGATACTATAACTGTTACTACAGCTGATGTTACTGAGGCAGCAGGTACCTTCTATGTAAGGCCTGCTTCCCTTGGTACCTATGCTGCTTCAGGAGCACATAGACTTGAGCCAATGGGGATCAGAGGGATCGTTACTGACACTGATCTTGATGAGATTGCCCTAACGGATGGGACTGATGCAGGTGGTGCTACTAATGACCCACTGCAGACTCTGGATGTTTCTACCTATCCTTGGTTCAAAGCCATTGTGGATTCTCATAGTTCTGGCCGGTATGCAGGGCAGAGAGCTCTGACCCTCACGCTTATGCAAACTATGTTTGATATGGTGGAGGAGACAGCTGGCAAGGACTATGGGCCAAATCTTATTCTAACTACTCGAGCCATCAGGCGAGAGTATCTGGAGCTGTGCCAGGCTGATCGGAGAGCTGTCAATACAATGCAGCTTGACGGAGGTTGGTCTGCTCTGGATTATAATGGAGTACCACTTACTGTAGACAATGACGCTATTGACGGAGAGATTTATTTCCTTACAACTAAAGATCTCCAGATGTATCGGATGAGTGACTATGATTGGATGCAGAAGGATGGAGCAATCCTGAGCCGGATTTCTGGCTATGATGTGTATGAAGCAGTGCTGTTTAGGTATTGCGAGCTGGGCGTTACAAATCGAAGTACTCAAGGTGTCTTGACGGATATTGCTTACACGAAGGGAATCAATGAGGGCTACGGAGGCTAATAATTAACCTTTTATCCAGTATCCCATAGGGGAGATAACCTCAAACCTATGGGGGTAAACTATAAGGAGAGTTAAAATGATTAAGTTAAAGAACTTAGATCCAACAGTTAGAGGATTGATTACTGGATATCCACGCAAGCAACTTCATGTTTGTAAAGTGGATGCAGTAAACGCTGATTACTTATATGACAATATCCCACATGGTCAGCTCTATCATACTATTCTTGATGCCCTTGCAGATCTTCAGGCGAATGAGGATATTGTTGTTTGGCCTGGACAGTATATAGAGACTGATACTATTGCTTTTACTGCAGAGAACCAGAAGCTTTTGGCGGCAGATCCTGGGCCTTGGGGTGCTTTATCTCGAACCGAGATTCGGCAAACAGCGGAAAAGGATATAATTTCTGCAAACGGAGCGCACAACTTTGAAATCGCTGGATTCAGACTCACTTTTTATGGCAGTAATACTTATGCTGCAATAAGATTGGCGAGTAGTGCTACTCAGTATAGTACCTGGATTCATAATAATAACCTTTATGCATTAGCCCCAGGAGATGGACAAGCAATTGTCTGCGGTATTGACACCTCTCATGCAACGGATACTACTTATATCACTGAAAACACATTTTGGAAGGGAGGAGATAAACAGATTACCCTGGGCCAAGGAATGAGGTCTGTGGTTAGAAATAATCTGTTTACTCAAATTGGTGGTGATGGGAAATATGGTATTTATTGTGTAGCCATGACAACTGGAGTTAGAAACAGCTTCATTCTAGATAACAAGTTTTTTAATGCAGAAGGCGGAGCTTGTTATGGTATCTACAATAATGCTGATGTAGCAGTAGGAGACTTAATGATAGACGGCAATCATTTTGTAGGATATTCCGATGCTGACCACTGTATTAGGAGTTCCCTTGATGCTCAGTGTGAGGGTGCGAATTATCATAATCATACTTTGATAACTACATAAAATAATGACATCTTCGAGAAGTTAAACGAAAGCTAGCACTTCTTGGCGGTGCTGGCCTGGAGGGTGGAGGGGTATTCTACCTCCTCCTCTCCTCCTCCAGAAAGGAAAGGAAATGAAATCTAAGGATTATCGAACAACTTGTGATGGAGTTATGGTTGCTGATGTAGGGTTCAAGAAGCAACTGTGGGTACTTGACCCAGAGCTTGATACTGTGTGGGACTGGGGAAGTAACAAATGGGAGATTTGGCGTTTCCCTGGTCAAGCAAAGAAGAAGGTAAAAAGGATAGACAACAAGGCCTTCCATATGTTGACTGTACAAACTCAGGGAAGGACTTTCAGGGAGCTCGGAGCAGATATTTTATTGAAACTCCAAGCTGGTGATCCAACGAGGTATACACTTAAGGAACTTTGTGCTTACTTTGATCAGATGGATGATAATATTCAGAGGGCTAAGGAGAAACAATTCAAGGAAGATCTTAAGTCTATGGCCTTTGAGTTCTATGACTACGCCAGAGGAATTACAAAGATCCAGGTTCCTCTAAAATATAAGATGCGAAGAGCTATTATAGGAGACTAAAATGCCAAAAGATGTAAGAGGAGAAGCTGTAGAGAGTTACAGGTTGAGCGATGAACAGAAGAAGTTCCAGATTTCTTATACCAAGTTGAGGGAGATCAGTGAGATGCTTGAAGCTGAGACTTTCCGGAAGACTCAGGAGTTACAAGATCTCCGTCAGATGTGGATAGAATTGAAGGAGCAATTCCAGGCTTTACCTATTCCTCAGAATCCAGTGAGAGAGCTGGAGGGGATGGACTTTGCTGCTGAAGAGTCAGGAGTTACCCCTGGAGGAACTCCTCCTCAAGAGGGTTCCTTTGGTGCTTCAGAAGACTTTAAAATATCGTATTGAGTAGAAGATTCAATTTTTGAATCTTTCGAGGGAAATTTATGAATGCTGTAGAAATGTTAGAACTTCTTCGGGATAATATTAACGAAGCTGTTGAGTCTCATTGGAGTGATGTGAACCTCGTAAGAAGACTCAATATGGCGCAAAGGGAGATAGCTCTTCTTGTTGCTATGAGTCCTGGGCAGTGGTTGATAAAGAGTGCCTCTGTTACTCCTTCAGATAGTGTTATTACTCTTCCAGCTGATTGCAGTAAACCTATCTATATGGAAGAGACAGACTCTGGATCTCCAGTCCATTGGCTCCAGAAGGTAGCCTATCGGAGAGTCTCGAGACCAGTAGGAACAAGTCTTGATGTTGGATCACTTGAGGCATATCCTCTTCTGAGTACTCTCGAAATTAACAAGGATTCTTATTCTACTGCTTGTACCCTTTGGTATCAAATCAGAGTTCCTGACCTTCAAACAGGGACTGCAACTACTGGAAGTGCAGCTACAAAGTTGTACTTTCCGGATAATTTAAACACTAAAAGGGTTGATGATTACTATAATAATGTTGAAGTTGAGATAACTGATGGTACTCTTGCTGGGACTATTGACACTATCACTGATTATGTAGCCTCTACAAGACTTGCAACTATTACAGGAACAGTTAGTACTGATTCAGTATTCGGGACAATTTCAAGATTGCCTGAAGAGACTCATATGCTAATTGTCCTTGATGCTACTGTATTAGCTATGATGAAGCCTTCTGCTTCAATAGATAAGAATGTAATCAAGTTCTACGTAGATAGAGTAAAGGATGCAAGAGCTGAGGTAGATGCCTGGCTTGCAAGTCGAATTCCTGAGAGTAATGGAACAATGATAGGAGATCCTTACTAATGGCAATTAAGATATTCAAAGAACCTCTTAATGGTAAGTATGACTTTATTACTCCACCTACACTCCTTCCTATTGGAGGAATCTCTGATGGAAGGAATGTAAGGAAAGTGAGTCCCTTTGGAGGTTGGAAGGCAAGGAAGGGTTGTACTCATCATAATACTACACAAATTGCTGCAGCTTCAATTCTTTCTCTTCATCAATACACTCATCCAAGGAATGAGGATTATCACTTTCTTGCTCAATGTAATGGAGGTCTTTATGATGCTACCAATGATCCTCCAGCAAGTGGCACTACCTTTGGGTCTGCAATTTCCTCTGATCCCTCGAGCACAGTTCCTGGGTTTTCTGATATGATAGAGGAGTTGTTCTTCTATGCTGATGGAGGAAGTGCTCCGATTATCTGGGGAGGAGATGATCCTTTCTGTAGTGGCTTTGTAGTTCATGATGATAGCGAAGACGTAAATAGTGACTATACCAGAGAAGTTACTGATGATAGAACTGAAACAGAAGCTTTAGTACTTGGAGCAGCAAATGATGAGTACTATGTCTGTAGCCCTCAGATTGCTGAGGCCATTACCCTTGTCCTTGGGGATACTGTAAATGCTGCTGCTGAGACTGCAGTTCTTTATAGTTGGCAAGCTGGAGCTTGGGTTGATCGAAGTGCTACTGATGGAACGTTAGATGCAGCAACTAGTACCAAGACTCATGCTAAGAGTGGAGCATTTACCTGGACAAGAAGTGCCAGTGATACCATGAGAGTCATTAATGGCATGATGGGCTATTGGTATAAAATAGATTTTACTGGTGCTTTGTCTGGTTCAGTTGATGTAGTTAGTTGCAAAGTTAAGTTTGATCCTGCTCCAGTTACTAACAAGTGGAATGGAGTCTATGAGTGGCCTACAGGAGTTAGGTTCTACGATCAAAGTGCTACGGAGTATGTAGACTATCTTGGGACACTTACTAATGAGTCTACTTCTCAATATCTTCAACTTGAAGCTGCGACAACAACTGACTTTATCTATGTTAAGTCTGTGACTCCTTTGTGTGGAATTGGCTTTGCTGTAGTACCAAATTATGAGAATACAGATGCTGCAAAGATAGATAATATTGACTATTGGGATGGAGATTCTTGGGTAACAATAAGTACTGGGATAATCGACGAAACCTTAGATGAAGCAGGTGATTCAAGTTTTGCTCAGACTGGGACAGTCTGGTGGAATGCTGCAGGATTAGCAGTTAAGAAAAGGACAATGGACTTTGATTCGATTGCTGGATTTTGGTACAGAGTTTCCTGGGATGTAGCACTTGGTAATACTGCTGAGGATATTAGGCTTTTTGCTGTAACTACGGCTCTTTATCCTGAGCAGATTCCTAAGTATAAAGGAGTCATTGAGTTTAAGAGTAGGGCTTTCTTCTGGCCAGATCCGGAGTATCCAAACAGACTTCGATATAGTGCTGCTGGAAGACCAGACTGCCTTTGCGGAAAGGATAGTGGTTACACTGATGCCTTTGGAAATATGGAAGAGATTGTTTCTGTAGTAAGATTCTACAATGAGCTTCTTGTATTCAAAGCAAACTCTGTGTGGTTGCTTGAGGGAGAGAATCCAAAAAACTTTGGAACTCTGAAGATAGCTGATACTATTGGGACTTGCGCTGCTAAGACTCCTATGGTTTCAGAGGTTGGCTTTCCTGGAATGCACAGAAATGAAGCATTGAGCGTCTGTCTCTTTATGGATACTGATGGAGTCTATGTCATTGATGGAAGGAAACCAAGAAAAGTCTCAGGGCCAGTAGATCAGTATTTTAATACTGAGTATACTACTGCAATGGCAGCAAATAAGCTTGGTGCTTGTCAAGCGTTTATTGATCCCCTTAATAATGAATACCATCTTCTTACTGGACTTATAGAACTTGTTTATAACTATGTATCCAATGAGTGGTATCCTCCTTGGGAAAGAACAGTAGGTGGAGCAACTGATTATCTTATCTGTGGTACACACCTTCGTGGGACTGGAGGGAGATATTATACTTATGCAGGGAATAATGTAGGTAGAGTTCTTCGCCTTGAGGATGATACGACTGATAAAAGTGCTCCTAGTGGAAGTACAGAAGTTGACGCTAAAATTACTCATTCTATAAGAACAAGGGCTATCTGTGTTGACCCAGAGCAGGCTACTATCTTTGAGTTTAACTTTCGAAGACTCTGGGCAGAACTCAAGGCAAGAGGTTCAGGGAGTATTACTACCAACTTTTATAAGAATCTTATTGAAACTGGAGTAGAAATTGCTATACCTTCTGCTATGAGTCTCGTAAACTCCGGTTATACTATGACAACACCTGGATTGAACACAAGCCAAGTAGGTTGTACAGCTTTTCAACTTGAATTTATTGGAGATACTGCTGATCTTGAGCTTGAGATTTGGTCATTCCTCTATGAGTTGGAGGCAATAGGAGAAATTGGCTTATAGCAAAAGAAGACTTTACATGGATCTTGGAAAGAGTCTTAGAGAGGTTTTCCAAGCTCCAATTAGGTATATGAAGGAAAGTCTGGAGAAGGAGTCGGTTTTTGAAAAGCCATATCGTTCTGGTGAAGGCTACCGAGAAATGCACTACAAACCTCCAGGGCCAGAAGACCCAATTCCGAAGCCAATAAAGTATCCTGATTGTGGAACTCTTCTTGCTATAGAATATGGTGAATGTGATTATGCAGTAGTTATGTGGAAGAAGGATCACTGGTCTCCACCACTTCCTTTGGGTTATCCTGACAAGGGTACTTGGACAATAGAAAGCTCAAGTTGTGATGGTGTACCTTGTTTTGATTATATAATAAGCTACTTTGATTCTGCTACATATGGAGTAGGACAAGGAGTATTGGAGGGTGGCCCAGGGGTAAAGTTCAAGATAAATCCAGATGGAGCTATTCCTGACCCAACAGATCCAACTGTTGGTCACTGTCATTTTCATATAACTCATAAGACTGAGTGGGACGAGGTTTGTCATTGGGAGTGGCATATAGAGTGTCCACTTGAGTGTACTGAAGTTGATCTTGTGGTTCTTTGTGATGTAGATAGTATACAACTTGGATGTGGAAGTGATTGTGATGAAATAGCTCGAGAGGCTGCTGCTGCGGTTTATGTTGGAGGAGCATTAGGCGGAGAACCTGAATATCCTCCATATAAGTGGACTATAAGTGGAACTGGATTTCACTTTGATGCTGTAGATGGCCCAACAACTGGGGAAACTGCCACTGCTGCTACAACAATATTAATTTATGCTGATGCTACTGCTTGTGGGACAGGAACAGTTACAGTTACAGATGCCTGTGGCAACACTGGAACAGATTACATAAGATGCTCTGAAGGTCAATGGGTAGAAATTGGTACTGGTTGCGTATACCCTGGTGAACACGATGGGTATTGGAATGATGGAGCAGGATATCCAGATACAAAATTTTATTTCTATAAAATTGTTGGAAAACACAAACAAGAAACAAAGTATGGTTGTGCATATAGCGTAAGTCACTCACAATATGCTTATACCTGTGATAGTTGTGCTGGGAAGTGTTCTGATGCTACGGAATGCGTCCTTCTGGATTGTGCTACGATCAACTCTCTTGTCCCTACTAAATGTAGTAATGGTTACGATTGTATTACTTGTCTTGGTGATGGAGATGGAGCGGGTCATTATAAGAATCTCAACTGTTTTTATTATGTGGGAGATAAGCTTTATGAATGGCAATGTATTCCTTAAGATAAAGAGAGACTGAGTTGATTATTACTGTAATAAATCCATTTAAGGCTGGTGTTTCAGTTAAAAAAGCCTGTGGGAAGCAGCACAGACGAACTCTTTCTGCTCCTAAGAAAGTTAAAGGAGAGGAAAAAAGGTCTTCGAGGTTATTAAGAAGGAAGATAAATATTAATACTAATCTTGGTTGTGGTAATTGTAAGGAGGATTAAAGATGGCAAGAACAGGTCTTGGAGATGTAGGTATGTTTCTGCCTCCGGAGACATCTTATCGGTGGCCAGGAGCCTATGAGAATATACTAAGGGGAGAAGCACTTAAGAGTGCAAAGTACCTTAGTGCTATGGATCAATTCTACGCTGGTCTTGATCAAGCTCAGGAACAATTTGAAGCAACACTTGCTGCTGGAAAGGAGCAGTGGGAAGCCAGATTGGAGCACGAGAAATGGCTCAAGTGGAGAGATGTTAATCTTGGGAGAAGGCAAATTCGTGCTCAGACTAGATCAGCTCAGGCTGCTCTTGATTGGGAGAAGAGTAAGTATGCTCAAGAAACATCGAAGCAAAGGGAGGTCTTTGAATTCTACAAGGGTTTAATGGGAGAGCAAGACGCTTGGAAGAAGGAGCTCTTTGGAGGAATGCTTAGGGGAGAAGGTCAAGAGACTCCTAGAGGAGGTGGTGATTTCTGGGGTGGAGAAGACTGGAGAGAAGCCTTTGGAGACTCATTCTCAAGTTACACTCCTGATACTGGCTATGGCAAAGCCTATGGAGACTATGGTTGGAAAGGTTGGGAAACCTATGAGCAGCATCCTTTTGGTTTCTAAGGAGAAGGAAAGGAGGTGAGGAAATGATAATTGAAAAGATTGAACTTAAAGTACTTATAGATGAAATAAGAAATTGCTTTGAAGGGTTAGCAGTAGTTAAACTTGAGAGTGATCTAATAGTTTTTCCTAGGCCAGTCTCTGCTATGATCCCAATACTAAAGTGTTTCGACAAAGCAGTAGCTGAGGCTGTTATAAAGTGGCTGGATAAATAAGGGAGTAGAATATGATAAATTACTTTCGACAACTTATGTCTACAGGCAGAAGCCTTGGGCTCGGTACTGGAGCAGGCGAAACTCTTCGAGATATTAATACTATGCAAGCGATGAAAGATAGGGAGAGAAGATTTGCTGCTGATCAAATGAAGTTTACCTTAAATAAATTTAATGATCTTTATAAAACTGCTTCTCCAGCCTCGAAGAAAGTAATCGCAGAACAGATGGGTTCCTTAGCAAATCTAATGTCTCCAACAGAATTAACTGCTGCTAAGATGATTCTTGCTCATTCTCCTATCAATGAGATGGCTCAGAAGGGAAGATGGTTTGATGAGATGTATCCAAAAACAGAATTTCCTAAGGATGCTGAAGGGAATCCACTTCCAGAGATTCCAGAGAACTATCGTCAAATTGCTGCTTTTCGTTTTGGAGAAGAAGAGCGAATAGTAAGAAGAGCTATGGTAATGCATGGAGAAGGAGTAGGAGAAAAGATGGCTAAGGTTCCTACATTTATTCAAGTAGGAGATAAGATAGCCTACAAAGACCCACAGACTCAAGGAATAATGATCGGAGAACAAAGTCTTATTCTTGGAGATGTTAAGGAGGCAGAGCAGTTAGGTTGGACTGTTCCAAGAATGATGAATGAGAACTTTAGACCTACTGGGCCTTCAAAGACTATGATAGAAGGAGGAATTAGTGTTCTAATTCAACCTGGGAAAGACCTTGTGACTGGAGAAGATAGAATTAACAAAGAATATTTAGGTAGACCAGATGCCGCAATCAAAGATGTTCCAGGAGACTTGAGGGATGCTTTTGCTCACTATGAATTGGATACGGATACTGATGATATTAAGAATGCTTCAGTGAGAATTATTGTGGAGAAGTTGAAGGATCTTCCTATAAGATATGGAGGTAGAGAACCCACGAAAGAAGAAAAAAAGAAGGGCATTTCTAAAGCAGATATAGCTGTAGCTAATGCTGAAAAAACAGTAAATGAACTTAATGATCTTCTTCAAAATCGTTATCCTAATTCTAATTTCAAAGTATTTTTTAATCTTACTCCTGAAACTGTAGTCTCCTCATGGTGGCCAGGAACAGAGATTAAGATAAAGGATGGAGCTATCGTCTTGGCGGCTGCAGATAGAGTTATAAGCCTTGTTGATGCCAACGGAGCCGTTGGAAAGTTCCACCAAGATTCTGCTACAAAAATCGTAAGGGATAATCAAGGAACACCTATTAAGACAGCCACTGGAGCTGGAGATGGAGATCAGGTTCCTGATATAACACTCAAGCAGCCTACTGAATGGGAGTTTGCTAAAGGACGTCTTAAGGTAGCAAGTAAGCAAATTGTTAAGGACTCTGCGATAGTAGGAGGACTTTTCAAGAGTGCTATGGATAAGATAGGTGAACTGTTAATTGCTGCTGGGGAATCTGATTTTACTGCAGCACTCAAGAAGGAAGCAGTTTTAGAAAGAATCAGAAGCATATTAACTCCTGAGGAAATAGACGCTTTGGAAGAAGGTGGAGTAAAGGGGATTAAAAAATGATAGTTGAACCTATTAGAACTACACCGAAAGTACTAAGGGAAGCTATTCCTATTCCTGAGATCGGCCCTACCTTTGAGGGATTTGAACAGGAGCTTGCTGCTTGGAGTCCTGGGACTTTTGCTGCTCTGCGTACTGCAGCTGACATTGTTCCCTTCGCAACTTTCCTCTTTCCTTCAGGAAGGAAGGAATTTGCTGCTGGTTCTTTGGGCCAGAAGGTTGTCCATCTTGGTCTTGATGCTGCTGTTTTTCTGCCGTTTGGTTGGATTGGCAAAGGCTTGAAGGTTACCGCCAAGCCGTTGTTTAAGCCTCTGGCTGTTGCTGGTCGTAGACTTCCTTCTTTTGGAATGAGGTCTATTAATCTTGAGCCTAAGTCTGTACTTGATGGTCTTATGAGGAAGCTTGAAACCTTTGAATATGTTACTCCAAGGACTGGGCTTGCAAAGACTTATGGGCTTAGTGGAGATGAAGTAGAGGCAGTCCTAAGAGGAAAGAGTCATGTTTGGGCTCCTGTAGGAAGGTCTGGAAGTTGGATATATTCTCCTATTCATAATGCAGAGAAAATCTTTAACAAAATGGGAGATTTGAGGAGACCCGCTCAGAAACTTATGGAGCGATGGACAACCTCAAGAGAAGTACAGAAACTTGAATTCTTTAAGAGGCAGTTTAAGAAGTATTTTAAAACTCTCATTGGAAGTGATAGAGTTTATAAAGTAGATGATCTGTTTAAAGTCCAGGTGGGGAGACTCTTCGGGGCGAAGGAAGTAGAGAGACTCACTTGGGATACCATCGGAGCAAGGGATTTCAGCAAAGTCCTCTTAGATACACTTCTTAATGAGGGTAAAGTACTAAGGAAGTTAGACATAACTAATAGAGCTTATATTCTTCCAATAAGGAAAGTCTTTGGGCCTTGGGAAGGTATGTATCATACTATGAGTAGAGTTTATAAGCCTATTAAGAAAGCCTTTGGGAACGCTAATTCAGCTTCTTATATGGCTGTCAAGCAATTCCATCTTATCCAGGCAAATAGAGGACTTGGGAAGATTACTAAGCGAGGGGAGTTTCGAGCAGGCTACAGTCAAGCTGAGTGGGATGAGGCTGGGAAACTTGTAAGATGGATGGATGATGCTCAAGGAAGTGGTGCTCCACAAGTAGCTATTCAAGCAAGGTTCTCACAGACTTCTCCTACAATCCAAGGAATTGCTAAGTCCTATGCAGTTTGGACAGACTATATGTACGCCAATTTTATGAAGGAAAAGATTCCTCAGCTCTTTCACTTGAGGGGGCTTACTCCAGAAGGAGTCAATGGACTTGAGAGGTTGACCAGTAGGTTTTCTGGGAAGATGGACTCTTATATTACTGAAGTTCTTGCTGAAGGAAATAACTTAGGTTTTGAGAATAAGGTAAGAGTAATTGAGAATATCCTTGGTAGGTTTCGTACTCTTGCTAAAGACCATCCTCATTGGTTCTTGGACTTTGAAGCTAAAGAAGCTATTGGAGCTGAAAAGACACTTCTTAAAGCTCTTACCTTTAGAGGTAAAGGAGCTAAGGTAGGATTTCCTCACTACCTGGAGAACTATGGACAAAGGCTTTTTGACAGACCTGGAAGAATGACAAAACTACCACCGAGTAAAGCAACAGCCGGATTCGTTAAAACCAGAACAAAGGAAACCGCTGAAGAAGCTGTCTCAGATCTTGGAAGGGTAGTAGAGAGACGAGCAACAAGTCAAAGTAAAGAGGTCTTTGTTAATCCTCATCTTCCAGAGTGGAATGAGGCTATAGCTACTTTACCTCCTAAGTTGAAGAGTTATAGTAACCACTACGTTAAGAGAATGCTTGGTCAAGCGAGTGAGGTAGATGCTAAGGTTGCTCGGATGGTGAATAGGCTCCTTGGTACTCATTGGGATGACAGTAGAGTTATGAGGCTTGCTTGGACAGTCAATGATCTCATTTATATGGGAGGTATTGGATTCAAACCTTTCTCGGCTATGAGGAACTACATCCAGCCATTTCTAATGGTTCCTGCAGATATGGGAGGGATTAAGGACTTCTATTGGCTTGCAAGAGGTTATCGGAGAGCCTTTCAACCTGAGACGAGGAAGTATATTCGAGATATTGGAGCTATTACAGAGTATTCACCAGACCTTCTCTTTCGTCCTGCAGTTAGTCAATTTGGAAAGATTCTTAGGGTTGGAGAGAAGGAGTTTAGTCTACCTCAAATGCAGAAGATGAGGGACTATGCTATGTGGATGTTCAAGGGATCGGATAGGCATAATAGGTATGTCACTGGTGGAGCAGCACTTGACAAGTGGGAGTACTTCTTTAACAAGTATATTCGGATTGGAGAGGGAGGTAAGCTTGAGACGGGGACAAGGGGAATTGAAAGGTTTAAGAAGAAACTTAACTTAGGCAGCAGAGAGCGTTGGGTTCAGGCAGAGATTGAAGAGCAACTTCGGATTGGGACAAGGCAATCTTGGGAAGAAGCTAAAGCTCTTTGGGTTAAAGATGTAATTGCTGATACTCAGTATCTTTACGGAGCCGCAGATAGTCCATTGTTCGCTCAGGTAGGTGGTGGAGTTACAAGGACTGCTATGGTATTCCAGACTTGGTGGATGAACTATGGAAGTGCTCTTGGTAAGTGGATGTTTCGATCTGGAGATGTGAGTACTTCAGCAAATAGAATGCTTGCTTGGACACTTTCAAGTGCAGTAGGTTATCATATTATGGCTAAGCCTTTATGGGGGCCTGGGACAGCAAGAAGAACAGTTTGGACTGGGCCTCTTCCCCTTGACTTTGATCTTCCAGCTTCTTGGAAGCCCTTTCATGATGCAGTTAAGACTCTTGTAGTTGCAGGTGGTATTCCACTTAGAGTTTCAGATATGGAGATGGCAAAGAAGCAAATGATGGCTACTATTCGTAGCAGTCTTATCTATGCTCCTGGTGGGCTTCAGATTGGTCAAATGGTCAGAGGAATTCGGAAAGAAGGTTTCCCTGGGCTGGCAAAAAGTATTATCAAGTATCATGGTGGTGAATGAGATAAAGGTTCAAAAATTGAATCTTTCCTCGTGAATAATTTAACCTGGAGGAGAAAATGAAAGGAATACTAGTTTTTATTTGTGCAGTAAGTTTGTTCTTTGGTAGTCTGGCTTTTGCTCAGGATACTATTGAAACTCCTATTGTAAAAGCGGGTAATACATCTACTTGGACTCATGTTCAGGTAGAGGGGGATAAGATTTCTTCCTTTGTTGCTAAGACAAGAGGTGAGCAAGACTGGTTGATTGCAGCTACTCGGTCTCCTGGGGATAACTATTTTACAGTTCCAGGAGAGTCATCATTCTCTATGGATTTAAAGGTAGGTTCGGGTTCTACAATCTTTTGCTTCAAGTGTGTTAGTTCTGGCTGCACAGTCGAAGTTATAGTAGAAAGATAGGAGGGAAAAATGAAACGAATATTTAGTCTATTACTATGCTTAATCTTTGTGGTTATATTGAATTCTCAAGTAGAGGCAAGGCCACAAGTAACTAAGTATTACTATGATTTTCCTGCCCAACCCCTTGTCACCGGCCAGACCGTCAGCTATACATCCGGCACAACTGCCTATGACGATGGTGACCTTGAATCAGGCGTGACCAGAGACTACACGGTACTAACCACAGGCCAATACGCAGGTACGACCAATATCACGATAAACGCCAAGACAATAGCTATGGAGAACGCCTGCACGATAGACAACCAAAGTGGCTTGATGTGGATGAGCAGGACACCGGATTCTGATATTGGCCCTGGGAATGATGGGAAGTTGTATTGGTCAATAGATGTTGATGAGAACATCTGGCAGTTTCTTGTAGAAGCTAATGCTAATAGCTTGGGGGGTCATAATGATTGGCGAGTGCCGAATTATTTTGAATTGGTACAAATTCTTGATGTAGGCCAGAATAATCCATGCATTAATACAACTGCATTCCCCTCGACACCTAGTGATTACTTTTGGACATCTTCTACCAGCCTGGCCATTACGGCCAATGCCTTTATTATAAACTTTGGCAATTCTACTGTAACCAGGAATGCAAAACGAACGGTTGTATGGTATGTCCGCCTTGTGCGGGATGCTGATTAGGGGGAAATGATGAAAAGAATACTGCTAATTATAATTATCCTGTTATTTACCGCCCCTGCATGGCCACAACCTATTGAAAAGCCTGTTGACAAAGAACCTGTCGTTGACAAGCTCGAATGGAAAAACCATAAAATCACAGTCGTAAGAAGGGCGGATAAGCAGAAAACTTCTTGGACTGAAACCCTTGATCGGACTGTTGATGGCAAGAAAGAAACCCGCAGGCGGTTTGATACCTATACTTATTATGAGAGTGGAGAAATTAATGTCATAGTAATGAGATGGTACGAGAACGAGAAGCTGGCCAAAATCATAAGGGTTAAGTATTTCAAGGACGGTAGGCAACCAAAGGTAATGTCTACAAAGGATGAGATTCCTAACTAATGTGGACTTCAGTCTTCGATAATGTGACTATTGTCAAGGATGATACACAGGTAAATCCTGGTATGGTTCATCTTTGGGATAGGTTCTCTATTCACTCTTTTGAGTATGAAATCACTGGAGATGGTACTGTAGCTATTGAGGTTCTTACTTCAATCAGTGGAAAGTTCTGGGTCTCAAATGGAATCAAACTAAGTGGAGCTACAAAGACCTCTGGGCCAGACAGTAATGGAAGGGATATTATTCCTCTCAGGCTAAAGCCAGGAGAATTTATTCGTTTCTCTGTAGCTGTCACAAGTGATGATATTGTGCTTACTCTTTGGTTCACACAGAAATGAGGTTAGTATGACTTGGATATTACCAGAAGCAGTTTTTACAAAGACTAATGTCCTGGCTTTTCTCCTTGGACTTCTCCTTGGGATTGAGTTAGGCTACTGGACGTATGTTTTTTCGGAGCTTTTAAAATGACTTTTATGCCAGCTGAGGTTACTGTCTACGAAGACAAGACTACAGCTCCTACTGTTAATGACGATCAGAATGATGGTTATGAAGTTGGAGATCTCTGGATAGATGAGACTAATGATACTTACTACGTTTGTGTAGACATTACTGCTGGAGCTGCTGTGTGGATACCAGTTACAGTATCTCATACTCATGATGATAGGTATTTCACTGAGACTGAGATTACCACCTGGCGTAACTCAGTCACACAGACTGAAATGGGATACTTAGACGGAGTTACTTCAGATATTCAAACTCAACTTAACGGAAAGGAAGCTGCTGGCATATCAGTTTTGGAAACAGACTTTAATGCAGATACTTTTCTCTATGCTTCAGCTGACAATACTCCATTACCTACCTCTCCGGCTGATGTCCTGGCTGCATTGAGTGGGCACGCTGGGGCAGCCTTCAACTGGAATAGTCAGAACTTAGTAGGTATCGGTAATATCATAGTCGGAAGCAACAAGTGGATAGGTCTTGGTGCTGCAAGTGAGAGAATACAGTTTGATGTTGGCTCTGAGTTAGCTCCAACCTCATGCTGTACCGACCCGGACGATGATCAGGATAATACGACTGGTTGGACGCCCTATAATAGTGGCGTTTTGACTTCCGAGGCCGGAGGTGTGACAGGGAATAGGCTGAAGGTTGCGGCTGGAGCAGCAAACGGGCAAGCAAGAAAAATAGGTATAACTTTAACAAAGGGCAAATTATATAGACTTAAAGTAAGTGCTGGGGCTGATGTTGGAGATAATTATAGAATTACTGTGAGATCAACCACAGTTGGAATTATTTATGATACTGGTAGTATAGCAGGTGCAGGTGCAGGAAATTGGGATACTTATGATATAATTATTAAATGTCCTTCAACACAAATAAATTATTATATGCAATTATTTGCTGTTGCTAATACCGACAACGCCTATTTCGATAATGTCAGCCTTGAGCAATTAGATCTTATTAGTTTTGTGGATGGAGATGTACGGATAGAAGATGATCTTTTTGTAAATGGTAATGTTGGTATAGGGACTGAGAGTCCGAATCAAAAACTAACAGTCGAAGGAACAATGAGCCTGAAGGAACAGGCTGCGGCTAACGCAGACACAGCAGCCTACGGCCAGCTCTGGATAAAGAACACAACACCCTGTGAACTCTGGTTCACGGATGATACAGGGAATGATAGCCAATTAACCGGCGGAATGTCGAAATCTTTATGGCTGCCGTTTAATGCTTTAAAAGCTCCAGGAACAAAACCGGCGGAGTTTAAAGAATGGGGAATTAGTGGTGTATGGGAATTTTCGGATGGAACTGACGATACAATAGTTTTTAATA